TGTCGAGGACGAGGCCTAGGGCATCGAGCTTGGCATTGGTCGCGGCAATTTCCGCCAGCACGGCGTCCGGGTTGCGACCCTGCCGGGCGATCACCTCCGCCAGCGTCATGGTGCCCGACCGGATCGACAGCAGGTTCGCAAGGGCGTCCTTCTGCGGATCGACCGCCTCGAACTTCGGCGGCGACCATTCCACCGGCACGTCCGGCGTCGGGATCTGCCCGGCTGCCCATGCAGCCTCGGTGAACCAGCGCCAGACGGGCGCGCAGAGCATCGGGATAAAGAGCTGCCATTGGACGGCATCGATCATCCGGCGAAACTCGACCAGCCCCGCCCGGATCGAGGAATAGTTGACCTGGCTGAGATCGCCGGTCAGCAACTCATAGGGCACCCGGAACCCGGCCGAAATGGTGTGCAGGCTGGCCCGCTTGTATTCGCCATAGCCACCGGTGGCGGACGGCTGGTTGAACCGGATGTCCTTGCCGCCGCGTGCATAGGCGATCAGCCCCGGTTCGAACTGCTCGACCCGGTTGCCATCGGCATCAACCAGAGTGGGCGCGATGCCTTGCTGGGATTCGTCATCGCCAAACACGATGGCGGTGACGCAGGCCTCGGTCTTCTTGCGGACCAGTTCGGCCACTTCATAGTCGTCCAAGTCGCGCAAGAACCGGATCACCGGTGCGCCCCAGGGAACACCGCGCGCCTGCGTGCGCTGCTTTTCATAGACATGGGCGATCTCGGTCGCAGGAACCGGGCGGCTGTCGAGAGCGCCGCGCAAGGCACCATGCGCGTCGCCGGGGTGTTCGGGATGCAGCCAATAGGCGCGGCGTTTGCCGACAGGGTCGAACTCGATGCCCTGCACGATACGACCCGCGCCGACGTTGCTGGACTTCGTGGCGTCGAGGAAGTCAGCCTCCAGCACCTGCAATTGCAGCGGCACCGGCAAACCATCGCTGGCCCGCCGCAGCCTGCGCCGCACCAGCACCTCACCCGCCTCGACCATCTCGCGGCAGATCAGCGTTTGCAGACCGTAGAAATCCAGTTGGCCGTCGGCGTCGCAATCGGCCGTCCAACGGGCGAACAGGGCGTCCACCTTGCGGTCCAGCTTGTCATCGCCGCTGGCTGCGCGGGGCATGATGCCCGAACCGACGATGTTGTTCACCAGCGCCGCCACGGCCTTGGCCGCGTGCGGGTTGTTGCGAACAAGATCGCGCATCCGGTCGCGCAAGAGCGCCCCGGCGACACCGATCTCGGTGTCCGCCGAGGACCCCGGCGCGCGCCACCCGTCCGTCCGCCGCCCCTTGGACGCGCCGTCATAGCCGCGCGTCAGGGTCTCGAAGGCCTGCCGTGCCAGCACGCGCCGGGCCGCCATGCGCGGGGCGAATGAGGCGATGGCGTGGTCCATCCAGTTCGCGTGCATCAGCGATCCCCGCGGGAAAAGCCCGCCAAACCGGCAATCGGCAGGGGCCGGCTCGTTCCCGCGATGGCGCGTTCGATGGTCCGGATGCGGCCCAGCAGATCCTCGGCCGAGCCGTAGTCGACGGATTTTCCATCGTAGCTGACCCGGGTCGTGCCGCTCGCACAGGCTCGGCGCAGCGCGGCGAGACTCTCGCGCCTATCGATCTCTTGATGGCAGCGCCACGCCTAAAAAAAGCTTATCGAAAAACTCCACCGCCAGACTTGAAAAGTTGTACTACCGCCAACATAAGCAGTGTCAAGTTGGTTCGCTCCGCTTAGGGCGAAGGGCATTTAGGGAACGGAAGGTCAAGTAGATGAAGAAGATACTCCTTGCAGCCTGCACCTCGACCATTTTGGGCGCTTACAGCGCTTACGCACAGGAGAACCCAAGTGCAGGCCCGGATCGCTGCTATGCTGCTGATGCTGCGGCGGCAGCAGGAGCCACCGCTGTCGGCGCTCTCGGCGCAAAAGCTGGAGCGGGTTTGGTCGCTTGGTTTACGGGAGCAGCTTGTACTGCAGGTGCGGCAGCAACATTAGGGCTATCGTGTCTAGGTGCCGTTATCATTGTTGGCGGCATTGGTCTAATGGTTGGTGCAGAAGCCGGTGGTGAACTGGCGGAGGAAGTGGCATGTTGAATGGGTTACCCAAAGAAGTTCAAGGAGTGCTGATCGTTGCAAGCCCATTGATTGCTTCCGGACTGACCTTATTGGTTGTCCGTGTGCTTCCGATGTCTGACACACTTCGAATGTCCCTTTATGTCGGTCTCGTATTCTGTCTCGTAGCGGGAATGTCTGCAAAGATCAGCAAAATGAAGACGATTTCCTTTCCCCCTAGGATTTTTTCCGCCATTGGACTAGAACAGAAACACACCGTGGTCTTTACAGTGCTCTTTGTGTTTATGTTCTTGTTCCCTTGGTCTTGGCTGTAAGCAGATTGCCGCGATCCAAAGACTGCCGTGTGGCCAGAAATCATCTGGCCATGCACTGTCACAATGCAGGCAGGTATGGAGCAGTTGTACCAAGAACTTGGCGTCAGCTGAGGTCGCTCCCCACCGTTCTCGGATCCATGTTGGGTAGTGGGCTCCCGTAGCCCGTTTCAACCCATGTCTCGCCAAGGATGGTGTTGCGAAACGCCTTGATCGCCTCGTCCGACCCTTGGGCCGCTTCCCATGACCGCACGATCCGCTCCCAACTCAGCCAGCCGATCGGCGAGTAAAGCGCCGAGAGGTGATACCCGACCGTGGTCGGATCAGCGGCAACGGCGGTCGCCCGCCATTCGCCAGCCTCGAGCATCGCCGTCTTGTGGTGTTCGCCGATGGGCTGATCACAGCCCTCGCAGTGATATTCCACCGTTTCCGGCCGCCCCTTTTGCCAGCGCAGCCGGTCGAACTTCAGCCATTGCATCGCCCCGCAATGCGGGCACGGCACGAAGAACCGCCGCTGGTCGCTGGCTTCATATTCCCGCTCGATCCGGCTCAGACCCCGGATGGTGGGCGTCGAGACCAGAAACACCTTGCGCCGGTGGGCGAAGGTCAGCGACCGGGCTTCCGCCAGCGTCACCGGATCACCTTCCTCGTCGGCCGAGGCGGGATAGGCATCGACCTCGTCGAGGAAGATGTATCGCGCCGGGGTGGACCGCAGCCCGACCGCCGAGTTGGCGCCGGTCATGATCAGGATGCCGCCCGCGAATTCCTTGGACAGCATAGTGTTGCCCGCGTCGCGGGATCGCGCAGGTTTGACCCTTTCCCGCAGGTCTGGGCTTTCGTCGATCAGCGGGTCGATCCGCTGGCGCGAGTTGCGTTTGGCCAGTTCCACGGTCGGCTGGACCGCCAGCATCGGGCCCGGCGCTTGGTGGATCGCGAACCCGATCCAGTTGTTGCCCGCCTCGGTCGCACCGACCTGTGCGGCCTTCATGAAGACGATGCGCTGCATCACATCACCGGGCGACAGCCGATCCATGATTTCGCGCATGTAGGGCGTGCGCGCCGTTCGATACCGCCCGGGTTCGGCCGACGCCCGGCCCGACAGCATCCGGTGCTTGTCGGCCCATTGCGACACCGTCAGATCGGGATCGGGCGTTAGCCCCGCGCCCCAGGTGCGCAGGATTTCTGTCGCGCCGTCGAAATCCGTCAGGTCGTCGCCAGTTTCACCAGAAGTCAGGCCGGACCTCGGCAAGTTCGTCGAGGTGGGCGCGTACATGTTTTTCCAAGGCCTTCTGCATCGCGGCCGGTTCCACGCCCAGTTCCGCCGCCATCAATGCCGACGATCGCGCGGGCCAGTTCACCCAAGCGTCCCGCACCTCCCGCGCCAGCCGGAACACCAGCGACAGCGCCCGGGCCCGCTCGATCAATTCCCCCTTCAGCTTTTGCAGCCGGATCCGCCGCTCCTGCGCTTTCAGCACCTCGTTGGCGGTCTTGGCCTGCAGGTAGGTCGTACCACCGCCAACCACTGGTACTGCCAGACCCTGCTCGCGCAGAGTGTCGCCGACGGCTGCGACGGCGGCCTCGGGCACCGGCTTCAGCTTCGGCTCCGGCGGCTTCCGGGTCTTCGACGGGTCGGTGGTTTCCGCCCGACGCACATCGCTGGCCCCGGCATCGATGCTGCCATCGGCGAACAGAACCAGTCGTTCGGCCGCCTTCGCTTTCTGGATCGCGCCTCGCGACAGGCCGACATGCGCGGCGTACTGGCGCTCGCTCATGCCCTGCATTGGCAGCTCCGATTATCATTCATATTCATATGCTTATCGAGTTGATAAGCGTCCCGGACAGAGCGAACGTGTCTCCACATGAACGATGCAACTCATCACGGAGCCACGAAGATGACCCGACGCGCGACCGACAACACGAAAGCCCTCGATGCCTTCCTCGCCGCCAAGTTCGAGATCG